AAATGTTTGCGATTTTTTGAAACATGGTCAAAGAAGTTCTTAATAAAATGGTAGCACCACTTACTCTGATGGTGCTGCTACTTCTTGTGGGGTTGATGCCTCTGTATCTGATGGCTGGCTTGCTTCGGATGTCTCTTGAATCTCAAGAATCTGCTGTTCAAGAATCTTCATCGCACCGTTAACTTCATGCAAGGCAATAGTAAGATTTTGCCTTTCGACAGCTAGTTGCTGTAATCTTTCCTGGAGGTTCATAATTTAATAAAGTTTTTTGCCAGCAGTAATAGCAGCATCAATAGCTGTAAAATCTTCTGATGTCCAGATAGATGTTGTGCCATCAAGTTTTGTATAACCCTTGATTAATTCAAGGTGCTTTACGTTTCTTTCAATCATTTCTTTCCATTCAGCTTCAGTTTCAGAATAACCTGTTCTTGTTGTATAAGCTGAATAGCTTGCATCTGCGTTAATCAGAGTAACGCTATCGCCAGCAGCAGAAAAAATCTTAGCGATTTCATCAGCAGTTTTTTCTTCCATGATAAAAAAAGTAGTTGTTTACAGTTTACCCTGCTTCGAGGGCTGTGACTTTTGCGGATAACTCTTTAATAGCATTTAACATATACCAAAACAATTCATCAGTATCTACTGTTTTTACACCTTTATCATTTGTAGTGACACAATTTGGTGCGACTGATTCTAATTCTTGTGCAATAATTCCAATCTGTGTATCTGTATTTCCTTGACCTATCAATACCTGATGTACAGTATCGGCTTTGGGAAATTCACTCATGTCTACTGTATCGTCTAAAGATACAGGTGTATCAAAAACTTGTGAGCCAGAACTTTTTGTATATTGTTTATATTTAAAATTTTTAACTGTTATTTTATCTATTATTGATAAACCTACTGTATTAGCAACTATATCTTTTTTAAGTCTTTGATCTGAAGTTGTTGTCCAAGTTGAACTGTTGTTGCCTTGATAACAAGCACCATTAGTATCTCCATAAATCCAAGTAGATGCTACATTATTAGCTGTATTGTCTCTTGCAATATAGAGTTGATTATCAGCAGCAGCTACTTGATCTCGACCAGCTTGATAACCAATAAGAACATTTAAAGCACCAGTTGTTACTGAATATCCAGCTTGTTTTCCAACACAAGTATTAGAGTGACCAGTTGTAGCAGAAGTCAAAGCTTGCATACCAACAGCAGTATTGTCGTTTGCAGTTGTGACGTTAGCTGAAGCATAGTAACCAAAGGCAGTGTTATTATTTCCAGTTGTGTTAGCTTCTAAGCTGTTTTTACCAAATGCAGCGTGATTACTACCAGTAGTATTACTAGCCATTGATGACCTTCCAAGTGCACTATTAGCATCTCCGCTTGTATTTGCTGCTAAAGCTGATTTACCTACTGCTGTCATGTCAGTACCACTACTATTAACTGCTAAAGCAGAACCTCCAACAGCAGTTATATTATCTGCTGTTGTTGAACTAAAAGCTGCCTGATAACCTACGGCAGTGTTGTTTGAAGCAGTTGTGTTGTTAGTTAAGGCTTCTTGACCAATAGCAACGTTATTTGATCCAGTAGTGTTTGCTCTTAATGCTTTTTCTCCCATTGCCTGGTTTTTATCTCCTGTCGTAGTAAGCTCCATAGCTCTTCTACCAATCGCTGAATTATTGCTTCCCGTTGTAAGAGTTGTTAACGCAAGATGACCAATCGCATTATTTTGCACGCCAGTTGTAGCTGCATCTAAGGCTTGATTACCCACAGCTACGTTTGAATGTCCAGTTGTGTTTGCTGCTAAAGCTGATCTACCTACTGCTGTATTGTCATCTCCTTCTGTATTGAGTTGTAATGCAAATGCTCCTACCGCTACATTATCTTCTCCGATTGTGTCTGAAGTTAATGCATCAATACCAACAGCAACATTATTTTCGCCTGTTGATGAGCCTGACGCACCTTGTAATGCATCTTGTCCAACAGCAGTATTACTGCTACCAATAAAGTATCTTAGTGCATCTTTACCGATAGCAGTATTATTACTTCCTGTCGTTTGCAGTTGCATGGCCTGGACACCCATTGCCACATTTGATCCACCAGTTGTAAGACCTTGTAATGCAGAAACACCTACGGCACTATTGGTTGAACCTGTAGTTACAGCCCCAAGACACTCACTACCAACCCCAGTATTACTACTGCCAGTTGAATTTGCATCTAAACATGAATTACCCACGGCTGTGTTGTGTGACGCTGTTGTATTAACTCTTAAAGCATCTTTTCCAACAGCAGTATTGTTAGCACCTGTCGTATTTGATAGTAGGGCTTTATGACCACAA